TGTGACAATAACCAGAAACATCATATTCTACATTATTATTATAACCTAATTGAGTAGTCAGAACGTCTTCTGAATTTGGGCACCAAGGAGTGACCTTATTCCCCTCTTCTAATTTAATATTTTTAAATTTTAACACTACTCCTGTATCTCTTAAAGAAGTGGATACAAACATATATATTATTTGACCTTGTACTTGAATATCGTCAAAACTATCTTCCGTTATAAATTTATATACCATATGATTCCATTGATTTGCTATAACATCTTTTTGTATTTGCTGGATGCTACTTTTTAATACCATTCTGTTAGTAGCATTACTGTTCATTAAATCACTAAAAGTAATATCACCAGAAATAGAAGCATTGCAATCAAAAGTAAGAACATAAGGTGTATTTGTTTTTATTTTATTCCTTAAAAAATTATTATACCCTAAAAAGTGCCATCCAGAATGAGGAGTATTGTCTCTTTCAATTTTTACACAATAAGTATTAGTTTCATCCAATTCAATAGTTCTGGTATTTTTTCCTGTTTGCATACTATATATCCAACCATTAGTATCTAAACTATCTGTATTACTACCAATAACTAAATTATTATTACCACTTCCATTATTATTTAAAAGATAGTGAGCAACTAATCCTTGAGATATAAGTTTAATTTGCATAGGAGATAAGGCTTCATCATATAATCTGAAATCATTTAACAATCCCTGTAACCAGTTACCAGTAAGGGTTGTTGCATTAGTACTTGAACCACCTATAGAGGCATATGTCCCAGAAGATTGATAAGCTACTGCTCCTGTTACACTTTTTGTTTCTGTTAATTCTCCATTAACGTATAATTCTCTTTTTCCTGCTTTAGATACAACGGCTATATGTGTCCAATCTGAGAAGTCATAAGTATAATTAAAACTTGATACAGAATTATCTGTATCAATCCTAAGTGTGTTACTTATAAGAAAAAGTGCTAACCCCTTTCCTGCGACTGTTCTATGATTAATAATACATTGTGTTTTTCCAGTAGGAGCATTTTTAAGCCAAAAACATATAGTAGATTCAGTCCATTCTTTAATTATAGGTGCGTTACTAATAAGTAAACCACTATTACTTCCATTAAAAGAATAACAGCTACCTATTTTACCATTTGTATCTATTGTTAGATTAGCACCTGTAATATTAATATCACTTAATCCTTTATTTTCTAAGTTACCATTTAATGGCAACCATATTTGTAAACCCATTATCTCACCACCTTTTTTTAATTGAAATAGGGTATAAGGAGTCGAACCTTATACCCTTAATTATTTTATACAAAACTAAATTCTAAACATTTATAATCTGAGTTATAATTTAATTTAGCATGAGCACCTATCGTTATAGTTCCTTTAGTTATAATACCTCCAGAGCCAGTAGTTACAATACCACCATCCCAATTAAGATATAAATCACCTACTGTTGTTCCAGAACTTTTACTTTGTATTTCATTCTCATCTATTTCCATATGTGATTGTGTAGCTGTACCACCAACTATTAAGGCAGGACTATTATTTGCTATACCAGATAAATCTGTAGTTTTAGATAATACTAAAGTTCCAGTTACAGTGCCACCAGATTTAGGTAAATAAGTAGAAGAGATTATATTACCTGCACTATCTTTTTCAGCAGTAGTAGCAGTTGTAGCTGTAGTAGCATTACCATTAAAAGAAGTTGCCGTTATAGAAGCAGGGAAAATAGCATTTTGATTAACATCCCAACTATATAAATGGTCAATTGAAGCTAAATTATTAGGGGAATTCCAAATACCAAAACCATAACCATGTATTCTAAAAATACCTTGATGAGCGGTTGTATTCTGAGTATTTAAATCGCCATTATCAGTTACAGAAGTAGTGAAAAAAGTAAATCTTAAATTCCAATAATTATTTACTTGAGTTGGATTTCCTCCAAAAGTAGTATTACCTATATTATTAATAAGATTGCCACCTGATTGCCCTCTTAAAGTTTCATCAGCAGATGTAAGATTATGAATTTGTACCCAATTATTAGAATTAGCTCCTGTTGCCTTTTCAATTTTTAATGATATTCTGTCAGTTATGGAAGTTGCCCATATATATAAATTTGATAATGTGCAATAACGTTCCATACTTTTTAAATAAGTAGAATTCCAATAATTATATTTTTCTGTTTCTATAGTACCTTCTGGAACATTATATTTTGCGGCTGTAATAGTTATTCTTAATCCACAAAGTTTATTTCTAGTACCATTTATAAGAGGAAGGTAAATAGGGGCATCATTTACACCTCCTATAAATAATGCTCTTTTCGCACTATCTGAAAAACCACCATCTACCCATGTAATACCTCCATCTGTCGTTGCTTCAATAATTATTTGGTCAGCGGGAAGAAGGGCCAGATGATTGGCTCTACCTGTATTTATTTTTGCCCAAGAAAGAGCATCAATTCCATATATATAATCATTTTCTTTTAAACTTGTCGCATAAGAAGCTGTCCCAGAATATGTAGAAGCTGTTAATCCTAAATCAGAACCAATTTTGCCTTTAACATATGACCATAATGCCGACATAGGTCTTCTATGATAAGTAGTAGTTGTTGTACCACCACCTACATATTGTGAAATATAATAATCAGCATCTACAGGTGTAGTAGAACCTGTACCGAGAGCATTAAGAAAAGCATTAGCCGCATTAATAGCAGATGTTTGTCCTGTACCACCTCTACTAACAGGTAATGTCCCAGATGTAATTAATGAAGCACTAAAATCTTTCCATACGCCTGTTGTTCCATTACTAACAATAACTTGACCATTAGTACCAGAAGTGGTAGGAACTTTAAATAAACCGCTAACTGTAGCTACGCCAGAAGTAATAGAAACATCAACGCCATTAGTACCAATAATACTATCAGCACTAATAACATCATCAATACTACTAATTTTAATAGCATCTAATTTTGCTTTATCGTCTTTTGACATCCAACCACCGTCAGAAGCAGAAGCATTTCCACTAATTTCAGCTTTTGTCCAAGATACGTTAGCTGAACCATTAACTGATTTACCAGTATTACCAATAGTTAATGTACGTCCAGTTGTCCAAACATCAGCTTTACTAGCAGATGAAGCATTACCTGTTAAATCACCAATAAATCCACCAGTGGCAGTTATTTTACTTGTACTAGGATTAGCATAAATACCATTATTTAAAATAGCTGTTTTAGCACCTCTGGAATCTGTACTTGTAATACCCGCTATACCAGAGAATAGAAGAGGGTAACTATTATTTGCTGTACTATAAGCCTGTGTAACTAAAGTGTCTGTATTAGTATCTTGAGTCGTAATAGTAGAAGTTGTATTATCGCCCTTTGTAATTGTAATAGTCTTGCCACTAATACTAAGACTTTTAATATATGAAGAAATTGTATTTCCTTCTGTATCTTTTGTAGCTACATCAGCCGTGCCAATTAAATGACCATATAAACCATTATTAAATCTACCGACATCATTTACTACTAAATTTCCTGCACTAATAGAATCAGCCTGTAATTCAGCATTAACTATTGTAGCACCAGAAATAGTACCACCTGTATTTTTAAAATAAGTATCTTTAATTATATTACCTTCACCATCTTGTAATGCTTTAGTTGCTGTAGTAGCTGTAGTAGCATTACCTGTGATTGAACCCACTGTTAATACATCTGTTGAAGGATTATATTTAAATTTATCATTGTAAACTGGTTTACCTCTGGCACTTGAATCACTAAACCATACATTTCTATTAGTGTTATCTGTACCATTTGCCATTCCACTATAATTAAAACCACCAGATTTACTAACAGTTAAATTACCAGTAACAGTTCCACCTGCTAATTTTAAATAAGCTGTAGAAATATCTAATCCATTTTTATCTGCAATAGCTTTAGAGGCTGTAGCTGTTAAAGTACCTTGAATTGTTAAATCACCAGTAACAGTAACACCACCTTTTAAAGGAACATATATACTATCTATGTCTGAAGTAGAAGCGTACTTTTCAGATAATTTAACACCATTTTCATAAATATTGCCATCTTTATCTACTTTAAATATATAAGTCCATTCTGATTCAAATTGAGGAATAGTGTTATCATGTTTCCTTGCATATAAAAATAAATCACTAACTCCCGCAAGATACCCAGAAGCTTGAGTATTTAATTGGGGTGCTTGCATACCAAAATCATAATAAGTGTTACCATATTTTGGATATGTTATATTTCTTTCTGAGTCATATGATTGAGTATTTACCTTATCATCATGAATCATAAATTGTCCAGATTGAATATAAGAACTCCCATGAGCAATAATAGCCGCTGACCGAGAACCATTATAGTCAGTCTTTGTTCCTATCTCCCAATAGTTACTTGCACTATCTCCAATAGAACCAGAAGTAGCTATAATATCACCATTTATATACGCTCCTCCAACTTTTCCTTGGGCTAAATCTTCTGGAGTAGGATTAAATACTCCAAAATTAGGAGTTTCAATTGAACCAGAAGTAAGATTAAAATAACTACCCGTTGTTGAATAAACAGATTCATTCCCACCAGTTTTACTATAATTTGTTGATTTTATAGCATCAGTAGCAAGCATAGCTGTAGTAATAGCATTTGCATGAATCTGTCCACCAGATATTATAGTAGCTGACCCTCTATTATCCTTAACTACAAATTTATCTGTAATAGCTTGAATACCATTACTGGTAATTTCATAAGAAGAAGATTGAGAATCTTTTTCTACTAACCAACTAAAACCTTCAGCAGTTTGTTCAGCTATAGTTAAAGCAGATGTTTCTACTTTTGCAAATTTTCCATTTTTAAACATATAAATAGGATGGTCTGCTAATAAATAAAAATTAGTTGTACTATAAGCTTGTCCTAAATAAATATAAGTGTATCCATCTTCTGATGTTGGTTCTGTTTGAGTTATAGGGGCTGTACTAATTGGAGTAAAAGTCTTACCAAATAAAGTACCCTTTATATAAAGTGGCCTATAGGGAGTTAATGTTAAAGTTTGCGTAGGAGAAACAGCCATTGGTATAACAATATATGTGTCTGTACCTGTTGCGCTTGCATTTATAGCTGTGCTTATATATAAAATAGGATAATCTATATTAAAAGGATTCCCTGTATTTAATTGTTGAAATCCAGTAGCATTACCAACTGCAAGATGACTTTGTGCTAATGCTGTTTTTGCATAAACAGCCGCATTATATCTAGTTCTATCATATGTATTACTATCATAATTAGCATCAGCCCACCAACCTTTAGCTATCGTTGTTGTGCCAATGGTAACATTCATCCTATAAGTTAATCTAACAGCATTACCCGCTCCATACTGTTTAGTAATTCTTGATGTACCACCATAATAACAAGGTATTGCTCCTGTCGTAGAAGTATGTCCTTCTGAATCTACTAATGTTAAATTTAATGTAGCACTAGAACTATTTCCTGCAAATGGCAACCAATAAGTAATTTGTTGTCCATCTACTAAGGAAGTAATTTTATCTGTTCTACCAGTCCAAACATTAGTTGCCGCTGTTTGTGTACCAATAATATATACATTTTGATAATTAGCATCTGATATTGTAGCATAAGTTTCGGAAACAGTTGTTCTAAAACCGTCTACATTCTGTTCTAATGTTGATACCCTACTAGTAATAGCAGTATTGTTATTATCTACAGTAGTGGTTAAATTAGATACATTTGTTCTAATTCCACTAATATCTTGTTCTGTTTGAGATACCCTATCTTTAATCGAAGTATGCGTAGAATCTGTTCCATTATCATAAGATTCGATGGCAGAATTTATATCAGTCTGCCATATTTTATTTGTAATATTTTGTTCTGTTTGACTAACTCTACTTTCAATTCCAGTAATTGTAGCATCATATATAGCAGTAGAATCCTTAGAAGTTCCATCTGAGTATACGGTATGTTGCTTTGTCCATAAATACTTACCCGTAGTTATAGCGGGTTTAGATGTACTCCAAGAACCTCCACTCAAACTTGTAGCAGAGTTAGAAAGGTAATACATAGGCGTAACTGAGGAAACACTTACGCCTATATCACCCTTGTCGCCATTTATACCGTCATCAACATTAATGACGGTAACTGTTCCATAAGCTTTTATACTCATATGACCTCCTTTCATGTCTTGCTATTTGAGCATAAAAAATAACAAGACATTAAGGATTGCCTTGTTTAACCAGTAACATCACATATAAATTGCATTCTTCCATTAATCATCGAAGGGTCTATATAGAAGCATCTTGTATCTTTATATGCTGATGTTGTATCAATAGCATTTCCACTATTATCTAATCTATAATATTTATAAGTTAAAGTATCTGTTTCAGTAGCATCAGCCCAACTTGTACCATTATATTTTTTTAATATACAAGTTTTATTTGATTTATTTAAATGATAATAAAAATCACCATTTGAGGCACCTGTTGGAGCAGTATCACTAAACACTGTAGATTTAATAGGGTCTACTTCTACCCCGTTTTGATATACTCTTGTATAAATTGCTCCAAAACCTTGTGAATTTTTAAATTGTTCTACCGTTGCAAAAGTATAAGCTACATAAGGGTCACTTACATCATCAATCGTATAGTAAGCTGTATATGTTTTACTGTTATAAGTAGCTTGGCATCTAAGCCACATTTGGTCTTCTACATCATCAGCATTGATTACAATACTAGTACCTGTTTCTCCATCAATTGTAGTATATCCTGTTCCACTAAATTTGGCCCATGTTACCGCACTAGGGGTTACTGTAGAAGTACCAGAAGTAAGCATCGTTTTAATAGTAGTAGCATCTTTAGTTGTTGATACTATTCCACCGTCTTCGGAATATAATTGAAGAATAATAGCATCGACTCCATTATTTGCTTGTATATTTTTAGTCCAAGTATATTTTTGGTCTGTAGAAGTCGTAGAACTAGCACCTGTATTAGCATCTTTAATTGTGGCTGTAAGAGTAATTGTAATATCACCAGTAAGTATATTAACATCATTCATAAAGGTAGCATCTTTAGCCACTCTTAAAACCAATAAACCTGCTGAAGTAGCTGTACCTGCTGTATTGGATTGTACTGTAACACCTGTAGGTAATGTTACAACAGTAGCCGTAACTGGCACTCTAGTGATACCTTGATAAGCTGAAAATGGAATAGATATATCTTTCTGTGCTGTTGCTACTTTTGCAGTTGTACAAGGAATAACATCACTATAATTACTAAGCCACATAGAAATGCCATTATTACCATTTGCACCAGAAGCACCAGTAACTCCATCTTTTGTAATTACAATAGATTGTCTATCTAATTCTGTTGTAGTCCCACCAGAAGCATATAAAATACATCTAATACCTATAACAGTGTTGGCAGATGGAGTATAAGATTTAGAAGATTCATCTGTACTACTAGTATATTTATTTGTATATGTAGAACCATTTGTGGTTTCAGCAATAATAAATCTTCCTGCATAGTTATTTTTTATTAGATTTGCTCCAGATTTTCTATAAGCAGAGAAAGTAACAGAAGTAGGAGTTAAAGCCCCATTTTCTGCACGATTTAAAGCATAATAATCGGGTTCAACAGTATATATGACTGCATCTTGACCATTTGAACCATTTGTACCTGCATATTGTTTTGTAATAGTATATCTTTTAATGATGTTTGCATAACCAGTTTTAGTACAAGTAAATTCTACATATCCTGCATCACTTGATGCGCTATTTGGAGTAAAAGTATTATTTACAAAAGTTCCATCAACACCCACTTTTGTAGTAATACTTATTGTCCAACTATTAGTAACGTCTTCTCCACCTTCATAAATTTTAATTGCTGTAGCACCTGCTGTCCAAACGCTACTAGAAATAGGATTACCTTGAGAATCAACAGGTAATAGGAAACTTTCATTAGTTAAAACAGCACTTACAACAGCGTCACCTGCAACGCCATCAAGAATTTTATTAATCTGAATAGTATCATAAACATTAGGGTCATTTGTAGTTACTCTAATTACGGCATATCTATCTCCCTGTAACCAAATACCTGTTTCGTCAGCCGCAACTGTCAATTCTGTAGTTGTTATACTTTGATTGTTTGTAATAGGATAAGGACTAAATGTGCCATTAGAAGTTTGATATTGCCATTGCCCCATTGAAACATTAGACAATAATGCTTTCAATACAATAGTCCCTGTACCTACTACAGTTCTATCAGCAGTATATAAGAAAGCAGTTTCACCAACAATATCTACATCTTTAATTTGTACAGCTTGTGATACTAAAGTATAAGTAAGATTAGCCTCCGTTGTTAAAGGTACGCCTGTATTAGGGTCAGTGTAAACTACAGTACATATATACGTTAGCTGTCCGCTTGATAATGAAGCCATTTTATTTACATTTACTGTTAATACACCATTTGAAACTGTTTCACCAGAACTAATAGCCGTTGCAGTTCCAGAACCCTCTTTTTTGGTATAAGTTATAACTACTCCTTGAGCAGTAGGACTAATACTTCTACCATTATAAGAAATAACGGGTGTAATTGTTAGATTGGAAGTTGCCCAGTTAGGACTATAACTTCCTGCACCATTATTAGCGTTAGGGTCGTATATGACTGATAAAGGCTGATTACTTGTACAATATAAATTTATTGACCCTACATCCGTCAAATCCACGACAGATACGCTAGAAAACGCTTGTATTTTAGCCATATTTCCTCCTTAATTAGAAGTTACGGTAATACCTTCGTATTCAAACTTACACTGGAAGTCAGCGTTAATTCTTACATCATTTGCCGTAACTTGAATTGCTTTTGTTCCTACGGAATGTTGGTCATTCCAATATATATCACCATATGTATCCTGTGATGTACGAGTCCATGTAAAATATGAAGCATCATAATCATCAGTCACATCTATATTATTATTTAATAATTTTGCATAAAACATTAATGTAGTTCCATGAATATTAGTACCATTAGGGCATTCAATATATAAATCAAAATTATTTAAATTATCTATTTTTTCATCTAATGCATTTAACGCACTTGATGTATTTTGTTTAAAAGAAGTATAAGATACGCCAAATTGTTCTTGCCCATCATATACTTTAGTTATATCAATACCACCTTGTTCATTGGGTTCAAGTATTTCAAATCCTAATTTTGTTTTACCTAAAGTTCCATCTCTAACCATATCATTAATAATTAATTGGTCAGCAATAGCATTAGCTGTGATTCCATCTGGTGTAAGAATAGTCGCTCCATTCTCATTTCTTAAAATAAGACTTGGAGTAGAAGAAGAATCATAACCTAATTGTATTCCTACGTATTCTTGTTCTTCACCTTGGTCATCTATATATGTTCCCATAATTTGTAAAGCATCACCATTCATTATCATAGAACCATTTTCAGATATTATTCTCATATGGTCAGTAAGAACAATATCACTTGCCTGTAAATCACCTACTGAAATTTGACCAACAATTAAATCAGCAAAATAACCAGTTTGGGCTTTCTGCTCAATAACAGTATTAGACAATCCCTGTAGATATTTAACAAAAGCTGAATTAGCTGTAAGACTACTGATAGAAGCTAATTTGGCTTTTAAATCATTTACATTAATTTCAGAAGCCGTTACTAATGTTGATTCAAGATATTGAATAAAAGCACTATCAGCTTCTAAGTTATCAATCTGTGCAAGTTTAGCTTTTAAATCATCTACCTTAATTTCAGATGCAGTTACAATATTGGCTTCTAAGAAATCAATAAAAGCATTGTCAGCAGTAAGACTATCAAAGTCGCCTTGTTCTGCACGTAATAAAGCAGTTGTAATAGAACCTGCCGTTACCATTTCAGATGTTAGAAAATCAACAGCGGCTTGACTAATATTTTCTTGACTAAGATTAGACAGATTATTAAGCATAATATTAGTATCACCGTCATCTAACAGTGTTAAGTTCTTAGCTGTAATAGTTAATACACCATCTGTAAAATCAACATAGTTATTATTATCACCAATATGCGCTTCATCAGAAGTTAATTTACCTGTAAAACTACCATTACCTTGAGAATCTAAAGCCATAATAGTGTCTGGATTTATAGTTCCATTTTCTTTAAAAATAGTGAATAAAGAATTTGTATTATTAGGATTTATTTGAACAGTATTAATACCATTTGTTACAGTTAGTCCATCATTATCAAAAGTCAATGTACCTGCGTCATTATAAATTCCAAGATAATCACCTAAGATTAATGAACCTTTTAATACTTCAGCATTAATACCATATGCTTGTACCATTTCCCCAGTAGCGGGGTCTTGAAAATAAAATCTACCAATAGCGGTTTTAGTAGTTCTCCAATTATCATCTGTTATCGCCCAAGTACCTGCTGTAATTTTAGATTGTTCGTCTTCATATTTGCCTGTATCTGGGTCATAACGTCTAAACAACATACCACTTTCATTCCACACTTGTTCTTGGTTATCTGCTTCATTTACCATTTTAGTGGTAGCAGATTCAATACCATCTGACATCCAATTTCTGACTAAGGCATATGAATCATTGCCTTTTACAGATTGTCTTTTAACAGATGTATAAGAAGTGGTCATATTAATTGCACGTTGAATAATAGAAGCTTGGTCTACACTACCGTCCATTGTTTGAGTTATATCAGAAAACTCAACTTGAATATTCTTTAAATTATCAAAATTAATTTGATATTTAATTAGCCTAAGTTTGTATATATTATCATCAACTTTTACTCTAATCCAATTACCTACTTCAAAATTATTTAATATAGGCTTAAATTTTTCTAATTGTAAAAGATTATTCAAGCTACAAGTAATTGAATGTTGAGAAGTAGCAGATGTATATATGTCTTTTCTAGCATTTTGAATAAATTCTTGTGCTTTAGCAATTAATTGAGCATTAGACAATCCATCAGATATAAAGTTAGAATTTGAATATTTATCTTCTCTACGATATAAAGATAACTCATTCCATAATTCTTGTCCCAAGAATTTCTCTAAATCTAATTGAGATTGAATACTTTGTCTAAGATTAGAGATGTTTTTTTCTACTGAATCAATAATTTCAATTTCATTATCTCTAATAGCTAACTCGCTCTCTATAGCCTGTGCTTTTCTATAATAAGGAAGATATACATCAGCATAAACATTTGTTGCAAAATTAGCATCTGGATTAGAAGCACCTTGCTCAATCAAAATTGATAAACAAGAATCAATAGAATCCTTGAAAGTATTTAAACTATCAAGATTATATTTTTTTAATTCAGCCGCTAAATCATCTAAGTCTTTTTTAAATAGTTCAGTAATACTTAAATTTACATCTGAAGATTTAGCCAGATAATTATCAATTTGTTGCTTTAAGTAAGTTTCTAAATCATCATTAATAACAATTGTAATATCTTCAGTAGTATAACTGTCTTCTTCATCTGAATAATTAGTAACAATGAAAGAGCCAATCCAATGATTCTCGTCATCATCTAAAATAGAATTATTTATTACTACTGAATATCTGCTATCAATTATAGATTTAGCTTTAGCTTTTACAGCATTATCAGCAGAAGTCTTAGACAAAGAATCTAATTTTGCAACGGCACAAGGAGACATTGAAGAATCTGTTAATTTTAATCCTTCTGTCCTTGCATCTGTATCAGCTAATTTTCTAGTAGGCATCATAGTACTAGATAAATAAAATTTAAAATCCATAGCATCAAAGAATGCATTGATTAATTCTTCAAATCCACTAATAGATTCATCTAAATAGTCAAGGTCAAGATTTCCACCTTTGTATTTATCTACTAATCTATTATAATTTTGAATTATACCAGTATTAAAATTTATACCTTCAGCTTTATCATATTGATTATATAAAGCATCATATTCTTCAAGTCTAGAAACTAATTCTGGAGACATTTCTTCCTTCATATCATCAGTAATATACCAAAGATAATCTCCCCCATTAGGATTACATGACCTAATGGTTGCAGTCATTAAATCGTCTCCACCTTCAAGCTTAAAACAGTTTTTTACTGCATCTGTATCAGTGCTAAACTGTATTTCATTCGTTAATTCTTTTACATCAACAAATATTCCACTGTCTTTTCCATAACCTTCTGTTATTTCTGTACTTTCACATTCTGGACATTTGCCAGTAAATTTACCTCTATATCCACATGATTTACAATTTGATTCTAAATCATAAACACTAACCATACGTTTAGGTTTATTATCTTCATCAGAACCATTTTCATATACGAACAAACAATCAATTTCTTCAGCAATCGCATTAAAACCATCATGAATAGAAGTAGAATCAAATTCGAATGTTCTTTGAAGTCCCGCTATAGTACTATCAACATGATTAATAGTATAATTCGGGGCTTTCTGTAACATTCTATGCAATAAAGAACCGTCATAATTAGAAGGGTTATATAGGACGGTAGGAACATAATCTTCACGTTCAATATCTTCTTCAGTATTAATTTGAATACCATAAAGATTAATTTGAGATAATTCAGCTTCACCCAATCCTTTTACGCTTACTGTTTTTACCGTTTCTGTACTTTCAGAAATATCTACAGTTAATTGAAACCATTTATCCCATTCTTTACAATATATTAATCTAAAATCTTTTATTTTATCCCATAGCGGGTCTACACTACCATCATCTAATTTTTTATAAACATCAAAATTAAATTCATCTGGTTGTTGTAAATATCCTGCCAGATTAATACCTCTAGCATTTATTTTTCCATACTTTTTACCACTTCTACTGGCTAGAATAAGTGTAGGCTCTATAGGAAGATTTTGTGTATTAAATCGTATATTAATAGCCATACACTTTCTCCTTTACATCAATCCATATTTTACAAAAGGTTTATATGACACTGTAATAGAACAAGGTAATGACACGGTATAAGTATTAATATGATTATGATAAGTTGTAACTAATTCTGGAAATTCCCAATTGAAATCATTATAGATATGAGCAGGAATAGAAGAGACAATAACAGGATGATTTAATGTTATTACTTCTCCACTAGTACAATTTTTAATTTCTGTAGTAATCAAAGTTCTATTATTGGTAATTTGCAAATCCCCATCTTGATTTATAATAATCGAAAACACAGGATAAAAACTTCCTTCAGCGTCAGATTCACTTTCTATTGTTAAAGTCCAATCGTATCCTTCCCCTACATATTCAGAACTAATTTCTTCATATTGAGTAAAAGGGCTATTAGTTGTAAATTGACATTCTAATCCAATTGTTTTAGCCCCTATTTCCATTCTTTCTATAGATTCAAAACTACCCTCCCAGAACAAATCCTTATACATATTTTCATATATATCTTCACCATTTTCATCTGTTCCAGTTTTAACCATATAAATTAATTTAAATTTATGATAGGAGACTCTATTTAACCATCTAGCCAACCTTCGTACATCATTAATACTTAATTCCATATTATTAACATTTTCCTCACACGGGGCTTTAATAATAGGAATGGTTGTTTCAAGTACTTTCCCATATTCACTACTTATTAGAGACTCTTTCATACCATTTAATATTGAAACAGTATTGAAGGTGATTTCTGAACCAATAGAAACATTATTATTTTGGACACCATCAAATCCACCAATCATATAACCGTAATCACTTAATTTTTCTCCATCATATTCAAAATCATATGCTAACACATCAACACCTCCAATCTAATTTCAATTTTTAATATGGAAAAATCAAGTTATAAATTTTATTATAACGAAATAGGAGAATGGGATGTGACACCCATTCCCCCTAAAAATAATATTTAAATTTAGGTATTAAAACTCTAAATTTAAGCTGTTATACACTTGGGTCATACTTTAAATTTCTTTAAAGCACTTCCACCAAACATTCTATCAACAGTCATTGCCCTAACCATTTTTTCAAATTGAGGACTATTTTTACATTCTGTCTGGAAGTCAGTAATATTACTACCTTCAATATTAAATGTTACGTTAATATCTCCAATAGTATTATTAACAATATTATTAGGAATAGATTCATAATTACTGCCATCAGTAAATTGTTTAAAGAAATCAGTAGGGTTATTAAAGAATGCGAACATATTTTTAGTAGCTACAGGGTCAAGAATACTATCGTTTTTAACAATAGGAGTAAGAACAGCACCATCACTAGGTCTAATAATAGCTTCAGTCTTACCATATTCTTGTGTCCACGCTTCTCTATCAGAACCAATCTTATAAGCGCCAGTAGCGTAGTTATAGGATTTCTTAGAGAATGTTTTAGCACTTCCGTTCTTTTTCGTTAATAATTTACCATCTTTGTTAAAGTAGTAAGTTGTTTTACCTATTTTAGCACTCTTATTCTTTATGGCATGTCCTTCTGAATCGAATCTATAACGATAAATCTTATTACCAGTTTTATAATCAAGCCAGTTGCTAACTAATGCAATGCCATTAGCATTCTTGAAATAGTAAGTTTGTCCATCAACATCCTTGAATCCCTTAATAGCATATCCCTCTGTATCATCAAAGTAATATTTATCCTTGCCAACAGTTTGGAGACCGTAAACCATTTGACCAGTAGTAGGGTCAAAGTAATATTTCTTTCCATCTATAGTCTGTAATCCAGTTGATTTCTCACCACCTGCATTAGAATTATAGAAATATTTACTACCATCAACTTCTTGAATACCATATAATTGTCTACCGTTTTTCTTGCTAAAGTAATAATCTTTCCCATTAATGGTAACATTACCAGTTTGCATTTTATTATTTTTGGGGTCAAAATAATAATTGTACCCATCAATTTCGGTTAATCCACTAGCCATTTGTCTAGTGTTTTCATCGAAATAACGAGTAATGCCATTATTAGTAATGAAACCAGTTTTCATATTACCCTGTTCATCAAAGTAATAGTTCCTGCCATTAATTTCATGCATACCGCCTTTTACTACATCATTAGCACCAAATTCACGATATTGCATGTTACCATTAGAATCACTTTGCCAACCGTAGTCCTCTATTCCTAAAGGAGTTTCATTAAGTTTATTTTTAGCATTAGTATCTGAATTACCATTAGTATCTATTACATTCTGTAATATACCTGCTATAGTTTCACCAATCTTTGAAGCAATAGTACTTCCATCTGCAATACTTACAATATTATTTAATGCTTCAGTTAATGTATAATCAACTTTATTCGCACTTTCTAATATAGCGTTACGGATATTTGTACCATTTGCATTGACTTGTGTTGTCACTTCAGATATTAATGTATCAGTATCTTTCAGTTTTTCATCTAAAAGTTCTTCATATTGTTCATATAAACTATCCAGACTTTCAGTTATATCTGATTCATTATGTTCTCTTTGAGTATCAGATAAAGCCTTTTGAGCATCCTTCAGACTTTGTTGTAACTGCTGAACTTTTAATCTAGACTCTTCAGAATTATCTCCACTATAAGCGGCAATTTGTTTCTGAATTTTAGCTATTTCTTCAGCTTGGTCTGTTACGTTATCTTGATAACTTAACAGGTCACTCTGAGAGGAGATAGCATTTTTATATTTATCAATTAATTTCTGAAGTGATTCAAGTTCTTTATCAATACCATTCTGAATAAGGTCTTTAATAGCATCTTTTTCAGAATAAATATTGCTAATAGCATCTTGCTGTGCTTCAATTAATTCATAATATCTATCAATAAGTTCTTGGTTATAAGGGTCTTGTACTATAGCATCCCTAGCTTCTTCAATAGCTTCAGCATATTCTTCAGACTGTTTAGTATAAGTTTCTAAATTAGCCATATGTAAAGCCTGTGAAGCTAAACCTTGTGCCGTATAAGTACCTTTTTCATCAAACAGGTCTTCATTAGAAATAGTATCAATCATGAATTCTACTTCATCAGTAACCTTCTTAATACGTTCCTGCCCAAGGTCAAAATTATCCCATTTAATTTGTCGAATCTCGTTATTATATTCAACTAATGCTTTTTGAGAATTAATTATAGATTCTGTAATTTGGTCAATATTGGAGACTGCTTCTAACCAAGCTTCAGAACCACGTATAATCATTCCTTCAGCAATGTTATCCTGTAACTGCTCAAACGCTTTTTGTCTTTCTTCGTTTAAAGCTTTATAATTCTTTTGCTCCCAATCCTGTAATGCTTTATAATATTCAGAACTAGATTTTAAACCTTGCTCTTCAGCTAAGTCCATTAAAGCATTAATAGAAGAAATCTGGTCTTGATACTTATTAGAAATAGCTTCATATCTTGCAATGATATTATCTATCTTTTTCTGATAAAGTTCATTTTCAGTTTCTTCAAGTTCAGCAATTTTAACACGACAATCCTCCGCCGCCTTGTACCACTGTTGGTATTCGTCTATCTTTTTCTTTAAATTCTCATCCGTAATCTTTTCAATGTCAATAGTACCTTCACGTACTTTCTTAGCATATGTTTCACTAAGACCAACAGATTCAGCTTCTTTAAGATAACGCTTATAACCCGCTTGTTGAATTGCTATTTCGTCACTAACTGCTTTGATTTCTTCAGCTAATGCTTGGTTTCTATCACTCCAACTACGATAAACACTATCAACAACATCATTAAGTTCATCAATTTGTTGTTCAATACGTTCAATTGCAATTGCAATCCAATCCATCTTTTCGCCTTCTTTGTTGTTATTAGAAGACTTTTTATTATTAGATTTATTATTATTATTATTATTATTAGAAGAATTATTAGAAGATTTAGAATTAGCAACAACGGCATTTGTTCTACGCCTACCACCAGAACCCGCAGAATAAGCAGTGCCATCAGCGTGTGCTCTACCTCTACGAGAGCCATTAAGGATTCTACCCTTTTCGAATATCTGTTTAGTCTGGTCTGCATTAAAGACAATATCACCCTTTTGCAGATGAACCATTTCAGCAGATTCAGAACCTACAGTAAAGAAATGACCATTTCTAACAACAAGTTCTTCGCCAAGTTCACCAGTTAATGCATCTTGGTCTTCGGAAACTCCCCAATTTCCAGATGTTCCTCTAGCATAAGCAGTACCTAATGCGTGGGCTGTACCATTATAAAGTTGGAAAGTTCTTCCACCACCACCAGAACCCGCAGGAGGAATAACTTTTGATTGGAAAGTAATGGTACGTGGATTTTTAGTTATATTATTTAAAGTATTTGTAACAGTTGATGATAAAGTATTTAAACCACCTGCAACAAAATTAACAATTCTTGTACCAGTAGTTTTTAGTAATGAACTATTGTAACTATCAACATCTTTCTTTTCAGATTTTGCATTATTTTTAAATTGAGTAGAGCTAACTTTAGGAAGATTGTTTATATCTCTAGAATAGGTTGATACTTGACTTGGGCCACCTCCAGAAGTAGTTAATGTAGTATCCACTTGCTCTGGTACTTTTTCAGCGGCTTGTTCAACACTTGTAATATCCTTTAAAACAAGAGTTTTACCATCTACACTAAATTGAATATCAATGGTTATTTTTTGACTATCAATTCCTTTAGTAGGGTCTCCTGTAGGACTTTCTAAATCTACAGGAATAGAGATGCCTCCCTCTTCACCCTGTTTTTGTAATTGTTCTTTAACAAGTTCCCATTTTTCTTCAATACTAAGTTGGTCAAACTCAGGTGTAACATCTAAACCTAACTCTTGAGCATCAGCATATGATAATTTATCAATATATTGTTTTAAATCATCTTGAACATCATCGAGAGATTTTTGTACACCAGTGGTATCAATATCTAATTTATATTTTTCATTAAAGGCATTAGTGGCTTTTAAACGTTCTTGTTGATAATACATTTCATCTAATAAAGAAACAAGTCCTTGATATTTAGGAACCACTTGGTCAACATTTGTGTCTTTCCATTTTTCATCAGCGGCGGCTCTAGCTTTAGTGCCAATCAGTGTTTCTAATTCGCTATTAACTTGATTATAATAAGCATAATTTAATGGGTCATCCAAATTAGTTTCTTTAAGTTCTTTAATAGCATCACTAATACTTTTTAAAGTAGTGTCATATTCTTTAGAATTGACATCAACACTTAATACATGAAAATCATATTTATCAACATCTCCGCCTAATTTCTTAACTTCAGACCGCATATTGCGAAGATTTTCAGTTAAAGATTGAAGACCAGGCAACGCATTTGTCATTTGAACTTCAAAACCCGCATCTTTGGCGGCTTGAATAATAGCTTGTAATAATGATAAATCAACTCCAAGCATATCAGCAACTTTTTGGTCTCCACCTAAAATATCGAAATCAAACGAATATGCTCCTGTTTCTTTATCGACAGAGACGAATTGTTCAAGAATAGCGTCTGAAATCCCACTATCTTTAGCCGCTTGTTTAACAGTATCTAAGAAATTAAATATACCATCAGAAGTAGATTTTCCATTATCATCATAAGTAAAGAAATCTTTCAAAGAATATCCAGCAGAATTAATTTTATCATCTAAACCATCCCATACAGCATATAATTTATCCACAGATGCAGTCATCATATCCTCATCTGTAAACATATTTAAATATGCTCGAACATCATCTTGACCAATCCAACCACGTTCTATTAAATCTTTAGTAGTTTCATATCCACTACCAATATTTTCATATTTAGCATTTTCATTAGCCGAAGATTGTGCTTGAACATATTGATTATATGCTGAAGTTAAAGCGGAATATTGAGCCATTTCTCTTCTTAATAAATTAATTTTGTTTTCTATTCCCTGTCTAATATTATCTTCTTGGTTATAAGCGTTTTGATAATCTTCTAATGACTTTGTTCCTGCGTCATATTCTTGTTTTAAAGTTTTTAATGCCTCTTCTGATTCATGTAATTCTTTGGTATATTTGTCAAGTTCTTTTCCTTGCTTTTTAATATTAATTTCAGCACGTTCTTTATTTAATCTTTCTAATTCTTCTACATTTAAATGAACTCCATTAGCGGTGTTCTCTAACAGTTTATTCTCATCAAAATCTACAACATCTTGGAATAAAGAGGTAATATTACCTATTTCTTCTTCAGATAATCCATTTCCACTAGCAGAAGAGGAGAGAGCGGATGTAAGAGTATTAATAGCACCAGTTTCATCTTCAATACTTACAATGGCTTCATATGTTCTAGCACTTAAAGTACGAAGATTCTGAGTATATTGCTGATTAACATCATTCAAATTCTTTGCTCCTTTCCAAGCTTCTAAATATGCTTCTGCTTGGTCTTTTGTCAAAGAATAGAATGTATTTTTAGCTTCTTGTCTTAATTCATGACTACGCTTTGTAAATGAAGTATTATTAAGAATTTCTTCAAATCTGTCTTCTAAACTAAATATGCCTTGGTCATCAAATAAAGAGTCAAAAGTTCCTTCTCCAAATGCTTCATTAATTACTTTTTTGTATTCATTAGCTACATTAGTAAAATCTTTAATATTTAATCCAGATAAAGAGCCTTTACCAGAGGAATAATCTTTCATATCTTGTAAGACTTTATTTAAAGAATTGATTCCTTTTGAAGAAGAAATATCATTTAATTGAATAAAATCATCTCCATTAAGAATAATTTTATTATTTACTTGGTCAATTAAATTATTTACTTCTCGCTGAATTTCATTCATACTTTTTTTAGATAATTCATCAATTTTTTCTTCAGATAAATTACCTAAAATACTGGATATAATACCAGAATTATCAACTCCGTTTACTCCATAAAAAGCATCTTGAGAGTGAGCCATTTGAGACAACATAGTTCTAAAATTGGTATAACCTTGGGCGACAGTTTCGTTTAATTTATTAAATTCATTCGCTATAATAGGTCTTAATTGCTCAAATTCTTCTTGAGTTGTTTGAGCATCTAATCCCAATTGTTGCAAATAAGAATATTGCATATGGTCAATTCCTAAATCAGCTATAAAATCATTATATCCGCTATAATCCATTTTAGGAATATTTATAGCTTTTTCCAATGCTTGTTTAGCATCATTAGCTGAAATAGCTCCACCTACACTAATATCACCAAAATCTAATAATTGGTCTAACCAACTTGTTTTAAATAAACTATTAAAAGAATCTAATTGAGAATTTTTGTCTTTTTTATCTCCACCTTGTAATGCATCAATAGCCGCTGTTTTTTGTTCTTGAATATATAGTTCTTCTAATGTTTCTGTTAAACTACTAGCATTGCCTTTTAATCTTAATATAGCATTACCTTGTGCATCATAACCAGAAACTAATGAGGGATATATACTAGCAATTTTATTAACAGTGTTAAGATATTCTTTATACTCGTCATTTGTTAATGTTAAATTGTGATTATTTGTTAAATCAACACCTTTAAATAATTTTTCTCCAGATTCAGAAATAGAATCAATAAACTGTTTATGGTCTTGAGCTTCAGTAATAGCATCTTTATAACCAGAACGAACTAATTTAGCTTCTTCTTCTGTTTGCTTAGATAATAAATTATTATAATCAATAGCCCAAGTAGCTAAAGCGGCTACTGCGGCTATTCCTATACCACCAAGAATGAAATCTAAATTACCTAATATTACCGTACCTAAATTTTTGAGGTTCTTAGATAAATTATTAACTAATTTAGAACCTCCTATTTTACTTCCTGCTTCTATACCAGATGAAATTCCCTCTTCAGCAGTATTGGCTAAATTTTCCATAATAGCTTGACCTGTATCATCTAAGTTGTCACTTATACTTGAAGATGTAAGGCTACTTAGCACATTTCTTATAAATCCACCTTTTTTAGGTTTTTTATCATTTGTCAATTCAGTAACATTCGCCAAATCCTTAACTAATTTAGATAAACCACTATTAGTTTGTGTAAATTGTATTAAAGAAAATAAACCTCCTCCAACTAAAGCCGCAGTAGGAATAAGTCCTATAGCATCTACAACTTTTAAAACAGCAGTTGCTAAATCTAAGAAGAAATTGATAACATCCCTATTGGCAGTATTAGCCCACATTTGTTGCCATGCATTAGTCAATTTATTTAAATGACCAGTTATACTATCTATCATTTTTTCGTTTTCTTCTAATGCCGAACCTTCTGCATTTTGAGATTCTTCAAAAGCTTTTTTAAGCATTTCTGGATTTTGTAAAATTGATGCGGCAATATTAGCTCTAGTTTTACCCGCTAATGTTTCTAATAATAGGTTTGCTTGTTTATTACCCGTTTTTTTATCTAATTCAACAATATCTTCATATATTTCAGCAATTCCAGATAATATTTCATAAGGGGTTTTATATGAACCAACATCAGTTAAAATATCAAATCCTTTAAATCCATTGGCTTCAACTTTGGTAGCTTGCATAATTACATCTCTTAATTTAGAGACATTTGTTATCATGCCTTCAACTTCTTCTCCGTTAGCTTCTAATTCAGCTTTACTGGCAGAAGTACCTGTTAATCTTAATGCAATAGTTCTTAAACCTGCACCCACTTTAGAAGGATTCTGAACAACTGCATTACCTGCCGTAATTAATGCGATAGATTCATCAATGCTGCTACCTGCTGTTCGTAACGCAGAAGCGGATTCTTGTAATGCAGTCGCTAAACCATCAGTAGAAATGCTAAAATCATTACCGACTTTATTTAATTTATCCACAATATCCATTTTATCTATATGAGTATTTAAATCCTCATAAGCCGCAGACATAGCTACCAAACTTTCTGTAGCGGCATCAATAGATTCAAATTCAGATACATTAAATAAAATAGCAGAAATTTGTGCAGACTTAGATGCTTCTTCCATAGTTTCGCCTAAACGCATCCAATTTGCAGTACTTTGTTGAATGGTTAAAGCGGTAGACCCTACAGAATCAGCTAAATCAAAAGTTGTTTTTTGATATTCTTTCAAAGTATCTAATGTTTCATTGCTTACTTTTTGCATTTCTGCGAGGGCATCATCAAATTGATGAATAACTTGGAAGCCTTGTCTTAATTGCTGTATAAACTCATTTAAAGTCATATGAGTAGCGAACCAAGTAAGTACTTCTCCCCATTTACCAGTTAATCTTTCAAAAAGAGCATCTAACATTGAAGTCGGTTCTTCTATTTTTACAGTTGATTGACGAATTGTTTCCATTGCTGAATCATAAGTAAAGGCTAATGTTTCAATTTGGTCATTGGCATTTTTTACTTTTACTACAAACTTAGTTAACATTTCTCCGTCATCTAATTGTATAGGAGTAATATCCATACTTGTCGCATTACTATATTTTGAAGCAATTTGTTGTACAACTTGCATTGCTTGATTCGAAGAAGCAATATTTTGTCCTATTACTGTTCCATATTTATTAGTTGTAGCATATTTTGCTGACCCCAAATCTTTTTGTAATTTTCCTGCCTCTTTGGTCAATTGTTGAATTTGAATGACGCTATTTTTATATTCATCAGTATTAAATCCATATTTAGAAATTTCTCCTAATAATACCTTAATTTGAAGTAATTCAGATTTTAATATTGTATAGTCATCTACATAACTATCTATAATGTCGCCCTCAGCATTAAAATTAATATCATCTGGATTGGGTAATAATGTAAATTCGTTAAATAATTTTTGTATATTAGTACCTTTTATTTCTTTGTTTATTCTAGCTAATCTACTTAATTCTTCATTCAATTCATTAGTTTTTACTCTAAAATTACCGACCATATCTGCCAATGTAAGGAAGTCATTATCTGCGGCAGATTGGTTTATTTGATTCAAAATGTTCTGAAGAGAGGTTAAAGCATCTTGAGCTTTATCAGACCCAATAGTAAGTGAAGCATATTTGTTAATTAGATTATCTAATTGACCTTGAGCACTATCAGAAGCATTCAGCATATCTACTACTGGATTTAAAGAACTTTTACCCTTTCTAGCATCTTGCACCATAATATTATAAGTTTCTTTTAATTCGTTTTTTAAAGTTCTTACTCGTTCTATATCTGAATCAGACACTATATCCATTGAACTCAATTCTTTATATTGAGCAGTTTCTTTTAGTACGCCTAATGTCTGACTATCGAATCTACTAAGCCATTCTTTTAAAGATGATTGTTCTTTTTTGATTTTTTCTTGAGTTTTTACTCTTGCAACTTCATTATCTATAGCTCCATGACCAGATACGCCAAAATAACGATATTTAAAATTTTGTCTTGTTTCAACAAGAATATCGTCCCGTTCTTGAGGACTAATATCATTAATGGTGGCAATCTTTTTCTTCTTTTGTCCAATTTCTTCAATCTTATCTTCTAATCGTTTTTCATATTGTTCTTGAATCATTTGTTCTATTTGGTCATCTGTTAATCCTATTATTTTCTTAAAATCTTCTAAACGTTCTCTAGTCAATTGAGTTAAATCAATTGTATCTTCAAGCCAAGTATAATAATCTATATATGTTTGTTTAGCCCCTTCGTCTAAATACTTTATTTTCCCACTAAGAAGATTAAAATCTTTATCAAAATCCCACTTCTGGTCTTGATAAGTTAAATCTCTATTTTCATATAAAAATGGAACTTGTGCTCTAAAAGTACTGTTTTTATTATTTTCAAAGAAATCCTTAACACCTTGTTGTAATCTCCAAGGTTCTTCTTCTATAGAAACAGAAGCTTTTTTAGCTTCATGATATAATTGCATCATATAAGAACCGAATGGAATCTCTTTCTTTTTAGATATATCTTCTTTTTGAGATGTTTCTTCGACCTTTTTATTCACAGAAGATTGTTCTTCAATTGCTTCGGTAGCTTGTTTTGCTGATTCAGTAAGCTTATCTTCAGCTTCTTGAAGATTTTCTGTAGAAGATACAGTTGTTTCAGAAGACTCTTTTTGAGTATCTAATGGTATTTCTTGTGTTGGTTTTTTTTCTTCTTTTAAATATGATTTTTTAGCAAGATAATTTAATATGTGTTTATTAGAAATAAAATCTTCTATAAAATTTGAACCACCTTTAAATTTATATTCTGTATAAGAACTATCAAGCCATTTAAATAATTCATCTTGACCTTTTATAACAGTACCATTTTTATTTAATTTAATTTTTTCATTAAAAGCTTTTATTATATTTTGCATATATGTTTCAGCTTCTTTTGAAGCATCTATTTCATCATATATTTTTTCTAAAGTGGATTTTTTTTTATTAGTTTTTTTAAATGGCAATTCTTCGTTTTGGTCAAGTTCTTTTTGAGCATCATTTTGTTTTTTTATTAAATCTATTCGTTCTAAAACTTCCGTCTCTGGAATAAAATTTTTTAAAGGTTGTTTACCACCAGAAGCGATATAATCTTTATAAAGGTCATTAAGCCATTTAAAGGGTTCATCGGGAATTTGACTATATGGAATTTTTGCTTTTGAATTTTTTGATTGATATTTTGATATTTTTTCATTATTAAAAAGCTGAACAACATTCATCATATAATTATCAATTATTTCGGATGGACTAAATGATTTTGGGTCAAAATCAAAAGGCGTTACAGATAAATGTGCTTTTCTTAACCGTTCTAAAGGAGTTATATTTTCATTATTCGAATTTTGTTTTTTAACTGCTTCAGTGGCTTTTTGAGAAGAAATGGCTAAATCATTTTCAGCTTGACTCAGTTTTCCTACATTTTCTAAAATATCCTCATCAAAAAAGACCTCTTTTAACATTAATTCTGGATTATTTAAATATTTTTGAACACCCTTTACCAATTGAGGAGCATTCTTTTTCATATCTTCATTATTTACAAAATCTTGTAGATTGTTCCGTATTAATTGTTCTCTTTCAGCAAGATAATCAAGTTCTTCATTAGGAAGTCCTAAAACATTAGCTTCTATTTTTCTATCTAAAAGGTCTTTATAACTACCTATAAATAATTTCAATCCTTCTCTTAATTGTTTTTCTGTTAATTGTTGTTCTTTCTTTGTATTCTCTTTATTCTGAGGTACATCTTCTTTTTTTGTTTGTTTTGAAACTGTTTGCTCTTTAGTGGATTGCTGTTTAGATTGCGTTTTATTTTGTTGAGTATTAGTTTTATTAAGCATATTTGTCAATTTATTTATAATATTTTGATTAGTGATTAAATCCCCTAATTCTTTCTCTCCACCAATTTCTTTATATTTTAAGAAATTCTTTTTAAAGTCCATAAATAAGGCATTCTGATTACCAACAATAGTACCATTTTTATTTAATGCTATTTTATTAACAAATCCTTTAGCAATATTTTCCATATGTTGGTCAATTTCTTCAGTAGTATATTTACTTTGGGAAGATATTTGTTTTGTTTCTTGTTTTTTTTCGGAGGTTTTGGCAGAAGATTGAGATTCGGATTTCTTCTGTTGTTTAGACTCTGCCTTTTGTTTTATTGTTTCTTTTTTTTGGGATGGAGTAATATTATTCAATTCATTTAATTTACGAATTACATGACCATTCGTAAAAATATCCTCTAATGTTTTTTGACCGCCATTTTCACGATATGCCTTAAATGTTTTAATAAAACTATCTAAATATTGCTCTTGACCTTTCCCAATTGTACCGTTTGAATTTAAACGAACAACATCATTAAATCTTTTAATTCCCCGTTCTAAATTCTCCTCATTTTTAGTCTCACTTATATTTGTTTTTTTAGCTTTTTCTTTAGTGGTAGTTTTTTTCTTATATTTCCGTTTTGGTCGTATTCCTTTTAACTTATTCTGTAAAGCTTTACTTTCTGGAAATAAATCTTCTATGGTTTTTTCTCCACCATATTCTTTATAAGTACGGTAAACATTATTTCTAAAATCATCAATTAAGGATGTTTGTCCTCGTGCCACTGATTTATTTTTATTAAATTTAATTTGTCCTAATAGTTTTTGTGCTTCTTCTACAACCCAATCTTCAATAGCCCCATTAAGTTTTTCTCCTACATTGGTAGTTACTGTTTGAGAAGATGTTTTATCTTTTGAGGCAGAGGATTTCTTTTTAGGAATTTCTTTATTTACTTTATTAGTTTTATCATTGGTAGAAACTACCGTCTTTGTAGTAGTAGTTGTCGTTGTAGATGTTGTTGTTATTGGTTCTTTTTTTTCTGATTCTTTAGGAGTATCTACATTAGAAGTAATATTAGAACTAGGTTGTTGTTTTGATAAAGTTTCAATAACTTCTTGATTTAAATTCTCTCCAATTTGCGATAAATCTGGATTTACTTTAATAGAAACAGACTGACCGTCTAAATATGTTTGAATAGTTTCTATAAAATTATCTAAATTTGGAGTAACGGGAAGTTGGGAACTAACGTCTTTCTTAGAAATTTGATTCTGGTTAAAGGCTTTATCAGCTTCTTTTTGAATTTCTATTATTTTACCTTTATAATCATAAACTTCGTCTACTACTTTGTTTATTTTTTTTTCTTTATTTAAATGTTGAACTAAATCTACAATTTCCTCATTTGAAGGATTACCTGTAACGGGGTCAGTCCATAACCCTGTCAAAGCATCTTTAATAAATGCTCTAATAGGACTTTGAGAATGAAGAGAATCAAAAGCTGTCTCGCCTTCCCTTGCGATTCTTTTTATATCTCCTTCTATATCTTCTTTAGTAATATTAATTAAATCTTTTTGATATGAGTCTATTGAATGTACAGCATTCGTTAAATATGCTAAAGCTATTTTCCGCTGTTCTTCATTTAAAACACTTAAATTTTCTATTTGGTCTTCTTCAAAAGTCGTTATTTCATCGTGGGGGTAATCATTATACGTTCCACCAATATTTTTAAGATATAGCGCATCATACCCACTCCCTTTGGCTTTTTTTGCAAAATCATGAGTATTTCCAAAACCAGACATTGTTGTAATATCATTTGAAATAGAAACATATTCTTTTATTAAAGCTAATAAAGTTGTTAAATTCTCTTTGGCTTTTTCTAAAGGAACATCAGAATTTTGTTTTAAAAAATCATTATAAAGATTTTCATCTTTATCAACATTATTTAAAAATTGAACAAATTTTTCTGGAAGTTCGTCTGTTTTTGATTCAGATTGTATATGTTTTTCTATTGTAGTTCCTATCACTTTTAGAATATCTGTTTCATTATCTAAAGACAAAGACTTATCTTTTAAAGCCCATGTTAAATCGTATTTAATTTGAGGCATTAAAGAATTAACAGATTTAATATCTCTATAATCTAATAACGAATTAATATCTAAATTTTCGCTATATGAAGCTATAATATCACCTATTATTTCTTCAATTTTTACACTTAATTGTGCAAATTTAGCACCAATTTCATCATCAGTTACATTTTCAATACCATACCAAGGTGCTTCGTGTGCATTTAATTCATATATTTTATTGTACTTTAAATAACCTTGATACATTTTACCTAAAACTTCTGCATTTTCATAACCAAAAAGAGAATTTGGTTTAAAATCAGTTTCTTCATTTGCATAATTAACAGCATAGGCTAAACTAGGTGCCCAGAATGTTCCTCCCATTGTCCCCTCATTTTGAGAGATAGCTCCATTTAATGTATCCGTTACTCCTCGGTACATCGGAAGAGGTTTTCCATTTTTATCTGTTAATATATACTTATATTTCCCTTCACCTTTTGAAGAAGTTTCTTCAGAAATACTATTTGTTTTAATGTCAAATGTTTGATTATTTAAATTATTCTGAATAGAAGATACAAAACCGTCCATATTAGGAACTATCTTTACTGGAATTTCTGTATTTTCTAATTGTTTATTAATTTCTTCCTCAAAATTAGTTAAATCGGGAGTAATGCCTATTGGAGAAATATTATTTGCTTTTCCATTTTTAGAATCTTGAATAGCTTTTGATAATTCTGGATGTTTCTTAAAAAAGTCGTCTGTATTTTGATGAGTGGCAACATATTTTCCAATATCAAATCCATTATCTTTAAAGGCTTTAGTCATTAAATCACGAATGGCTTTTTGATTATAAGCTTGTCCAATGTCACTATAATTATATTGATGTTTAAAACTATCAAGAAAGCTTGTTTTACCTGTTAATTTTTGCATTCTTAACAGGAAACTTATCATATCACCTTCTTTATTATAAATACCTTTATAATCAGAATTTAATCCTTTTTTAAATAAAGAACTAGCTTTACTATAAATTTTATCTACTCCTTTATCACTATCGGTGTCCATATTTTCTATTAATTTTTCAATCATTTTATCTTGAATTTTTTGGACAGAAGAATAGAAATCTGCGTTTAAAGGAATGTTTCGTAATTCTTTAGTTATATCTGGAAGTGGAATAGTTTGTGTAACGAAATCTGTTAATTGTTTTTTAATTTCTTCTGCGTTACCATTTTTTTTAAAGGCAGGAGTTAAGACAGAATCTATTAAATTTGAATTAATTAACTCATCTCGCAATTTTTGGGCAAATACACTTTGACCACCAAAACCCCCATTGGAAACAGATGTACTAATATATTTGTTTACTTCAGAAAAAGGAGTAGGATTATTATTCCAAGAATCTTGCCATTGTTTGATGATTTCTTTTAATTTTCCTTTCCCCCCATTCCGCTCTATATCTGTTCGTAACTTAGAAGCATCTAATTCAGCTATTTCTTCCATTGTGACGGCATACATTTTTTGAATTTTTTGTTCAAAAGCAACTAAAATATCACTAGGAGAAAAAGATGCAGTTCCTTTAATAGTATGGGTATGTAAGAAAGAAGTTAAGTTTTCTGCTTCATGTCCTTTTAATGCACTATTCATTAAATCTATAGAAGCGGAATGGTCTCCACCGAAAACCAACGGATTAGTATGTTTTCCTGTTGAAGGATTAAATAACATTAACCGCTCTTTCAGATTCCCTTCTGTTTGATTGGTTGTTCTATATTGAATATTATCGGCCTCTATCATACTTCTTATTAATGATTCAATAGATTGAGAAGCATGTTTAAAATTTCCTTTTTCTATATCACTTATTATATTATTAGGATTAAGTTTTAAATTAAGTTCCATATTTTTTAAATAAAGACTTAATTCTTGAACTTTGGTCTTTAATTCATCTAATTCCTTTTGTTCTATAGATACTTGAGTAGATTGTTTATCCAATTCTTTAGTAGTGGTTATAACAGCTTGTTGAATAGGTTGAACTTTTTGTTGGGATTCCTTTATTTTTTCAGACACAATTGTTTCTAAACCCGAAATAGTATCCGCAGAACCAATAACATTTTTTTTAGCAAAATTTTCAAATAAGACAGAACCTATATTAAAGTTATCATAGCTTGTTCCAGATAAATCATATCCTTGATAACCTAGTTTTTTTAAAAAACGAGTTTTAAAATCTTCGGTGCCATAATCCAATTTTATTTTATCTAAACGAATTGCTCCGCTTTTTTGTACTCCTATCTTGGCAATTTTACTCATTGAAGTAATCCAATCAGTAAATTCACCTATTTCCATTTTAAAATTTGGAAACAGTTTTTTAGCACTCTCAAATAAAGACCCTTCTGTAACTCCTTCTAAATTTTCTTTGAATTGAGGAAACTCATGAGCTGTATTTAAAATGAATTGTTCTAACTGATGAATAAATTTTTGAAACTCATCCGCCGCTTCTTGAGATTCTGCCTTAAATAGATTAAGTTTAGAAGTATCAATAGCAAAAAACTTTTTTCCACTATTATTAGGGTCAGAAGTATCTAATGAAGATAAAGAAGCAGGATTAAATAAAATATAACTACCTGTACCGCCTCCCCAAGGTATTCCACCATTACGTATACCATTAGGATATGTCGTTTTTTCTGAACCAAATTGATGTGTTGGTTCATTATTTAATGTCCCCCAATGATAAGCTATCCGAGATTTATCAATAGATGGTTGAGCTTCTTTAGGGATTACTGAATCAGTCGTATTTTGCGAAGAGACTAAATTAGTAACAGGAGTAACACTTACTTGAACCTGCTTATTTTTAAGACTTTCTTGAATTTTATTTATAAAATCAGTAGGATTAAGTAATGGAGTGACTGGCACAGGGATAGGCGATTTAGACAAATCGTCTCTTAATTTTCCCGCCACTTTTTGTCCATCTACATTAACGGCAATAGCAGTCAGCTTATTTTTGTGAGCATCTTCTACTATTTTTTGTAAACCTTCATCTTTTTCAAGAAATTGATTATATAATTTATTAATTTTCTTTTTATCAATTTCATTATCAAATAAATCAGCAATATTTAAATTACCGCCTAATGCTTTATACTCTTTTATAAATCTTAAAAATATTTTTTCTAATTCACCAACATTCTTTTTAGCTTCACTAATTGCTCCCTTTGAAGTTCTTACAAGTTGCCCTTCATCAAATTTTGACTGAAATTCCTTTTTAAAGAAATCGAATGTATGCTTTAATTTTTGATTATCAACTAATCCATTTGTTCTTAATAATAATTGATACATTTGATTTAATTGTGTATTAACTCGTTCTAACGATTCTTCTTGAATTGAAAGAGTAATACCCTTTTCACCAAATTTTTTATTTAAATCACTTAATGCATCTGCAATTCTTTTTATTTGGTCAGCGTATTCTTGGAATTTCTTAGTTTCTGTATTAATTTTAATAGAGGCTTTTGCCTTTTTCCCAACTGTTTCTAAATCTTGAGATACAGCCGCTAATTCTTCTTGAGTTTTATCTAATGCTGAATTTACAGTATTAATTTTAGAAATTAATTGTGGAATAGAAGATGCCATATCATTGACACTTTTTATTTCTTCAGCCACTCCTGTTTCTGCAACAATATTTTTTGTAGCTTCTGTTAATTCATTTTGTAATTGTTTTATTTTCTCTGACGTTGTATTATAAATTTCATCTAATTTATCTTTTGGTACACTTACTTCTATTTCTATAGGCGTATTTTTATATTTTTCGTTTAATTCTTTAATAATAGAAGATATATTATCGTCTAACTTACGAGTTAAATTTTCTTCTAATACAACAGGAACAATAACCTTTCCATTTTTTAATGTATAATTACTTACCTTATAGGCAATTTTTTGCATTTGAGAATTAAGAATAGGAATTTCTGTACTACTAATACTAGAAAAACTATTATCTATTTCTATTTTTAAATCTCCTAAAGATTTTCCTATTTCTTTTTTTAATTCTTGTGCCCTTTTAACAATATTATCTTTTGTTCCAAATACAGTAGCACTTGATAATAAAGAGTTAGCTTTTCCATTTACTTGCTTAGAACGTTTATCAATTTCTTCTGTTAAAGCTATAAATCTATATAAATCTTGTATAGCCTCTTTATAATCTTTTGATAGCATTTTACTAGGACTTTTTTGACGCTTTTCTTCTAATTCCTCATATAAATCTAAAGCCCTTTTAAATCCTTTTTCTAAATCTTCTACAGAAGCTATATCATATAAATTAAAATTCTTTTTTGAAAAAGCATTAGCTTGAGAATTTAATTGCTCATATATTTTTTGTAAATTATTAAATCTATCAATAAATAAATCAATTTGTTGTTGAGCAGGAGCTAAATCTATAAGATTAACTCTACCCTTTAATGTAGAAATTGTTACACGTAAACTTTGAAAACTTCTTGTTAAAGCATCAATTTGAGCTTCTGTTTTTTTGGCATCGGCTAAATTACCAAAGTCTATATCTTTTATAGCCTCTTGAATCTCTTTTACATCATCTTTAAGGCCATCAAGAAAATCAACCTTTTCTGTCGTTTTCTCTAATTTTGTAATAGCATCCTGTATAGGCTCTATAAATTTTTTAGCATCAGCCACTATATCTACTTTTAACTTTTTAACGCTTTGCATTTATTTTTCTCCCTTCGATATAATTAAAATTATAATCCCGCTCTATGAAAAGCGTCTTTTGAGATACTATCATTGCCAGAAAGACGATGGAAAATATAATCTCTATACACTAAAATATCTGTGAGTATCCAACGAGGTGTTATCGGTTGAGTAATATCACCATGAATTCCTTCTAAAGAAATCCCTAGAATAAAATCAGTAGATGTATGTTTTTCGGGATATTTATAATGCATTAAGCTTGAATCAATTAATACTCCACCCCTAAAGGTTTCTCCAGAATTATATTTTTGATAAAAAGGAGAGCCTGCTTTAAATAACTGATATTCACGGTGATAAAATTTAGGTTGATAAGAGGAATAAAATCCATTTACACTATATTTATATCTTTCTGTTAATTTTTCTCTAAATACAATAGCTAAATTTTTAGCTATATCATTACCCAAAAGTTGCATTTCTTTAAAATAATTATCATCTAAATTTAGTTTAAAAACCATTTTATTCCTCCTTTCTTTATATTTTATTTTATTAATAAATGGCGTATTTTTTCTTCATCTATATTTTTGATTATATTTTCTGTTTTTTCTAAAAAGGTATTTATTATTTTACTAGCATAAGGATAAAAATCTCCTAACTTTTTAGTAGCCCAATTTTGAAAATTATAATAATTAGTCATAGCATCATTAGTTTTCATTTCTAATACGGCATCTAATGTGCTAATTTCAGTTTCTGGAATTCCTTTTATTACTTCCTCCAATAAACCATATCTTTTTAATTTATTGAATTCTAAAATCCATTGTTCTGCATGAACGTCTATGTTTGTATAATAAAAAAGAAGAGTAAAAACATATTGTAAATATTTTTTGCAAGAATCTATTTTTATATCTTTATTTTTAGTAAACATACTTTCATTAATAATAACATCTGCATAAAAACAGGCTATTTCGAAATTAGTATATTCAGTATATTTTACTTTTTCTTTTAAATATCTATCTTTAGCTTGAGGACTTTGTAATCTATCATATCCTTTAATTAAATCATCAATACTAATCTTTTCTACTCCCCACGAAGTAAGATTAGACCCATTTTTTTTATTTTCTAAATTAATAATATCTGCCATAACAATATTCTCCTTTTAATCATTAAATTTATTTATATATCCTTGACCCAATAAAATGGCATCAGAAATATTATCATTATCTGTATCAATTTTATATATTTCTTTTACCCTATTTTTTGACCATTTCTTTAACTCTTCCCGTTTTCTAGGAAGTGTCTCATTTTTATTCTTAACCAATTTACGCCATTCAGTAGGTCTTAACGCATGATATTCAATATTTAATTCTAAACATTTATAATATATAGCTCCTAAAAGCATTGATAAATTCCTTTGGGCTTCTGCATTTCTAGTTACTACAGTTAATTCTGTAATAACTATATCTGGTTTATCTTTTTCTATTTTTTGACATAAAGACCTCATCATTGTCTCTAATCTTTCTTTACTATTAGAAAGATAATTAGTGGAACAAACATTATAATAATTTAATTCACCATTTATATATATTGCATAACCAGACCCAGTAGTAGATGAATCTATAGCCATTAATTTACAACTCATTCTAAACTCCTTATTTTAACTCATGTTTAATCCATTTATCATGTACCTCTTTAGTATCTTCTTTTAAAAAAACACACACTAATATATCTCTATCATAATCATCAAGACTGGTATATATATCTACAGGATAAACACCATGTTTTACATATAGTAAAATTTGTTTTAAATTAACTATGCGTACAACTTCACTGGTGCTATAAGGTCTATATATAATATTCGGTTCAATTTTCATCTTTTTTACTCCTATACACAAAAAAAGGATATAACTCAATAGTGAGTTATATCCTTAAAATACCTGTTCGGTATTAACTTAAAATCACTATTCACAATACTTATTTTTTCTTATACCTTCTATTATTTTTATAACTATTTCTACCTACAGTTTTAGATTTAGAAGAAGTAGAAATAGATTCTGCCATTTCTTTAATGTCATTAGATGAAATGGTATTATTTTCTATAATTTTTTCAATAGTAGCAGATACATCAGCATCTTCAACTGGTTGATTATCATTTATTTCTACTATTTTTTCTACGACATCTTTCTCGTCTTCCATAATTTTATTATAAGAAATAGCAAATGAATTAGTATAAAACATATGTCTTGATGTATTCAAACCAGATAATTTTAATTTAGCTTTATCTTTAGATAAAATACCATTCTCAAAATCTGCCATAGTTTGATATATATTTTTACAATTTTCACTACAAAAAGTTGTCATATATGTTGGAAGATTTTTATATTTAGAGCATCCTCCGCAATATTCATAAGTTTGTTTACATAATAAACAAGTTTGTATATATTTTGCCATAATTATATTCTCCTTTTCATCGTGTTTAGTGATTATTTTGAGCCATATATATTATGGCTTAAAGAAATAGGAGAGTAGGATTTGACCCCTGCTCTCCCAAAATAAATAGGATAATTGTTTAAAAAATAATATTATTCTTCAACATCATCTTCAGCCGCAAAAATCTGATAAAGAACTTTATCTTCATCGCAGTATGCAACCTGTAAATCACCATTAAAGTCAAGCTGACCATCAGTTGTCAGATTGATAGTAGTCTCAGGGCTAGGCTGGAAGGAAGGAAGGACAATATACAGAGGCTTCAGAGTGTCGGGTTCACAGGGAGCAACACCAACAGCTTTCAGTGTCAGTCTAACGGTCTTAGGATAAGCACCTGCACCATTAACAATCTTAACACCGTCATTCACCTTTCTGATATATTTAATAACATACTTTTCAGTATTAGAAGCATCTGTAGGCAGAGTCAGAGTATTGGAGCTAACACTAAATTCTGTAGCGGAAGCTGTTGTACCCAGAGTATAAGCTTTACCCAGAGAACCATCATTAGTAAAAGCATTAACCAGAATGGTATCAGCAATAGCGTCAGTAACATCCAGAGTAGTTACAGAAGCCTTAACAGTAACAATCTTCGGCATATTAACAATATGGTCTGCTGTAGCCATTTCAGCATCATTACCAGACTTAGCCGCAAGAATAGCAAGGTTCAGCATAGCATTGGTAGCTGTAAAAGTACCAGACTTGCCTTGCCAGAATCTCTTAATAAGGTTGCCTTCAGCATCAGTAGCATCCTTAGATTCAGCAGTAACTTCGATAGAAGCATCAGAAAGCTGAGTCAGAGTATACAGAGGAGTCTTCTGGTCTGTGGTTTCAGCATAACCCATGATAATTCTATCAATAATAAAATCACCTAATCTAAAACTCATGATTTTATCTCCTTTCATAATATTTTATTTGTCATGCGTAATATCACGCATAAAATTAAATTGTTCAGCAGGTATCTTACTACTGTCCATAAAGCCAGAGTAAGCACCCTTGAGCAATGCAGTAGATTGCTCATATATTTGCAATCTTTGAACACTATTCATAAATTCATATATTCCTACATCTCTTAATTCATTTTTTTTATATTTAAATCCTGCATGATTTAAACAGGAAGAGATAAGGGGAAGAAGAGCAGAAGTGGAAGTGTCATCTTTATGTTGATTATATTTAATTCTTTCTTCTTCAATAAGCCATTCTTTTAATGTTTTACCTTTAACTCTTTCTTCTTTAGGGAATATATTAAACATTGTTCTAAGATACAAAACTATTTTTTTATAAGTAGATTCACTAATTTCAACTTCAGTCCTAATTTCTTCATTTGTGTCTGCATCTAATAAAGGCGGTCGATACATTATAATTTCTGGTTCGGACTCTTTAAGAACTTCTTTACCATTTTCGTCTATAGTAGTAATAGGAGGAAGAGCTTTAGCATAAAGTTCAAAATCTCTAAAATCTAAGTCTCCAAATAAAATACGTGTTTTTTCTACTTCTAAACCTTGCGTTAAAGTCATAAATAATTGAAAATCACTTATTTTATTCCAATCAACTCCCATATCCCATAACATTAATCTATACATTGTCGTATTGCCAATAAAAGCATTTAAAATTCTAAAAAATTCTGATTCTCCAAATTGTTTATCATATTCTAAAATATTGCCTATAGTGGGCTGATAAACAGTAATTCCATCTGCGTCTATAGGGTCTCCAAAGAATAACTGTAATTCACTAACTTTAAAGTCCTGTGTCATATTTATTTATTCTCCCTATATGTTTAGGATTCACATTTGGAGCCTTTACTAAAAACTTTAATCTACGACAATAATATTTTGCATCGACTATCATGGGTCTATTTTCAATATTTACAAGATGAAACCCCAATTCATTTGTCCATGCTAATAAATCCATAACAATATAACTAAGCAAATCCGCTCTAGTAATACCGTATTCAGTCTCCATATTATCTTCATGGACAAAACACATTACAATTATTTCTTGATTTTTAATTGTGTCATTATAATAGCCTACACCTGTATCATCAATATCATAGCAAATATAATTAATTACTTCTTTTTGAGTATCATTCAATTTTAGATAAGGAACTAATTTATCATGTTTAATTGACTCATTATAATCTAAAATTTCCTGTCTCTTTTGAAGTTCTTCTTCGGTTGGGTTTTCTGAATCTACATATTTATTTAATGGCCTTGGCTCAAATTCACCAAGTACTTCTAAAAGGTCTGGGTCTGATTCAAATATTTTTTTTAATTTATTTTTTTTATAAATTATATCATTATTTTTGGCATCATCCAGTTTCCTTTGAATATCTTTAATATCTCGTTTCATTAATTCACCTCCAATTCAATAGAAGATGAATAATGACCTTCTTTATCTTGAATATATAATTTATATTTTGTACCAGAAACTTTTATAGATTTACCCACTTTTATAGAAATAGTGTTTGCATCAAGAACTGTTAATTTAACTAACTTTTCTAAATATATTCTTTCCTCATCAGATAAAACATTATTTTCGTCAATTACTTCAATTCTATATTCGGATTCTACATTTTCTCTAATATAATCATCATCATAAAATTCAGTAATAAAATAAACAGTTTTACCCATATTAATAGGAATAATGTCAGATATTTCTTCACCCTTTTCAAGTTCATTATTATCATTAACAACACCTAAATAAATATGAGAGATATATTGGTCATCATCTATAACTTCAGTTTCAATAGGTTTTATTTCTCCCATACGGTCATAATAATTACATAATAATAAATCTGGATTATCAACTCTAGGGTCAAATTCAGTTTGTTTTAATGTTAATTTTATTATTCCTGCGGGAGCTAATTCAACAACTTTAGTACATCTATATATCTTAGGATTTATAGTATTAGTTGTAATCATAAATCTTTCATCGTGTGCGAAATAACGTGGGTCATCAAAACTATATTCAGATAATTTTTCACCATAAATATAATATAAATCAGGAATCCATGCTCCTGTTATATTATCTAATTGTCTCATATAATCTGCTTCCCAAGTACCTGCGGTATAAGATGAAGCTGTTCTGATACTTCCCCATACATGAAGAATTTGATATTCTCCATGTAGTCTGTAAACCCATCTAAAGTTCCAATTACATCTAATAATATTATATCTAACAAATTGAGTAGCATCATCTCTACCTACTATCATCCATAATTTATTAACTGTAAAATTAGCATCTTTAAAGGGGTCTTCGGGTTGATATTCATAAAATCCTATTTCTGAACTAGTATCATCTGGAATAAATACATAAGTGCCTACAGGATAGTGAACTTGCGGTCTAAATTGTAAATAACTATCAACAGCATCTTTTAAAATTGAATAAGAAGCATGTTTACCATACTTGGCATCTACATACTCCCATCCATTTTCTTTTGATAATATATAAACTTTTTTATAACCCGTATCACCATCGAAAGTAATATTCATAATCATATCTGACTGATTCTTTCGAACTTCAGATAAATTATTGCCTTTATTTAACAACATATTTTGATAATTTTCTAACGTAATTACAGCCATAACACACCTCCTTATTTGATTTTATCAACAAGATTGTGTGCTTCCAAAACAAATTTTCTGTAATTTTGAAAATTAAAAGGTGTTTCTTGTGTTTCTGAATAAGCGGCTTGAAGCATAGACATAATTCATACAATTTCATCGGGATATTGCAAAATCACATTCAATCCATTTATTTCTTTCATTAGATTAACAAAATAATTGTTATAATTTACATTTTTGTATTTATTCTCTGTTTCTGGGTCTTTATATAATAACATCCAAAACATTTTACTATGCAGTTTCTTTTTATATTGCTCCATTTGTTCTTCAGAAAAAGTACCATACAATGTTTTCATTATTCTGTACTTCCTCTTAAAGATGCACTTGCACTATTACCATCAAGATAATCATTACTACTATAACCACGGTCTCTAATTAAAGAGCGTTGTTTTATATTTAAATCATCTCTTAATGCACGAATTTCAGCTAAATGATTTGCTTGTGCATACCATTTTTCAGCAGAACTTCCGAACATTTGACTGATATTTGTTAATGAATTTATCTTGGGTTCAATCCAAGCCAGAGCAATGCCATATGACAATATTTCAATAATAAAATTTTTATCTGAATAATCATTAATAGAATAATTTAATTCAAATTCAATTCTATTATTTATATCACTTAATTCTTCTACATTATCTTCCTCTGGAAGATTAATGATGGAAAATAATCTAAAGACATAAGGAGCAGATAAGGCAGAATGCAACCAACTGCACAAGATTGCATTCTGCATTTTTACATCTTTAAATAAATTCATTAGGTCATATGCTTCTACCTTGGTATAAAATCTTGAAAAGATTTCTTCATAACTAATAGAAAGCATAGTCTACCTCCTATTTTTAATTGTCATACAGACCTGTTAATAACATAAATTGAGTACCGAAAAATTCATCAATAGCTCTAATTTTAGCAACACTATCCAAAGAACCATTAGCAATAGAGTCTGAAATAATAGACCTAATAGATTGTTTTGCCCCTACTGGAAGTTTACTAAGCTCTTCCTTAATTCTTGCAGGAGATAAAGAAAGAATTTGTGCAAGGTCTTTTACAGAATACATACTATCATAGAACCTTTTTAACTTAGGAGATTGAGCAATAAAATCTTCATCATCTACAATAATAAAAGGTTTAAACAAAAACACTGAATTAACATTTAAAGCCGCAATAAGGTCTTGATAAGCTATTTCAGTTTCCGCTCCTAAAGACTCAAAAACATACATGTCTTTAGTTTTAATCCCATCCATAAAAGTTCTCCCAGACATAATAGAATGACATTTAATTAAATCATCTTTCTGGAAAACCCTTTCTTTTTTAGGCTTTGTAATTTCTACTACTCGCTCAACTTCTTGCTCAATTTCAGTTGATTTTTGAATATTTTCGGGTTCAGATTTTATGACTGTTTTTTTCATTGAACGTGCCATAATTTATTCTCCTTTTAATCAAATAATTTTAAAAATTACGGAGTGGTTGTACCACCAGTATTACCACCAGTATTACCACCAGTATTACCACCAGTTGTACCACCAGTGCCAGAAGTAGCCAGATTCCAAGCACCAAAATAGCGTCCAATTTGTACGCCAACACCGAAGCTTCTCTGAACTTCATACTTCATGACATCATCAATCCTGCCATGCTCCTCCCCTTTCTGGGTAATTTCATCGATTTCGGTTTCACCTTGGTCAACGAACTTGACAAATTTATTGTCAACAGCAGGCATAATAAGCAGAAGATTATCATCAATCAGAGTTCTGGTAATGTCATTCAGTTCAAACCTCTGAGGAAGTTCAATCATTTCGGTTCCTTCATAAGAACCAAGCCTACCCATACGAGCAACATCTTCCTTCTGAATTTCTGCTCTCCAATCAACATCAGACAGATTGTTAAGTTGTTTCAGAGCAAGCTTTGTACCCATAATAACAACGGGGGCATCATTAGCCATCTGAACGTAAGCTAAAATTTGGTCAAAAGCACCCTTAGTAGAAGCACTAAGTGCACCATTGCCGACAAACTGAGACTGAGGAGTGATTTGTTGATAAGCATTCATCATCTGAGAGAAAATCTCATTCTGAATCTTAATGGTAAATGCTTTACCAATCATACCAACCAGAGTAGCCCAATCCTCCTGCCCACAGAGATAACGGTCAATATCTGCACCTACAGCGGCGCCATATCTGGAAAGCGGAACTGTGTAGGACTGACCTTCAGCAGGTCTCTGTAAAATAAAGTCATGGTGTGCACCAGAAATACGAGCAATAGACAGAATAATCTTTTCATCCGTCCAGAACTCAGTAGCATCACCTACAGCGATATTTCTATATTCGACATAATCATTGAAAAACTCATTCTCATGAAAACCAGTTTCAACAATCATGTCAATAACTTCTTCAATAATTTCAAACAGTTCAACACCGTGTCTCTTTAAAGCCCGTTTCCTGTCTCTCTTTGAAGCATTTTCAGACAGTTCAAGAACAGAGAAAATAACCTTTCTCAGCTTATCATTAGCTTCTCTTTTAGAGACCTTACTACCGTCTTCATCAAAAATATCTTCACCCCTTGCAAGGTCAAACATCAGATTACGAACGGCATCATAATCATAAGTATTATCTGAGCCATCATTGGAGAAAACATTAGACAGATGTTGTGTAGAAAAATTCATAATTCTAGGCATTTTTTTATCCTCCTTTCTTCAATGATGATTAAGCACCAACTACAAATTTCTTTGTAGTAGAATTCCAAGTCACAGTCTTGTCTACAGCGGGAGTACCAGAGAAGATAACATTAGATTCTTCAATAATATCCAGAACAGACAGAACATAACCCTTAACTACAGATTCAGCGGGGTTAAAATAATTGCTTTCTTGGATAAATTTACGTGTAAAATCTTCAGCGATAATAACAGGCTGATGAATAAATACAGTAGGTGTAGAACCTGCATTAGTAACTTCAATATACCAGTGACCATTAGCGGCTTGACCACGAATTACACCTGCAAAATCACTAGGAGCAGTTGTTACATTGTATTCATCATAACCATGCCAGTTTGTAACACCAACCAGTTCGCCATTGTCGGTGTCTTCGGTAATGTAGCAGTTCAGTACGTGACCGCACATTCCGCTCATAACTTTAGAGGGAAAAGCTACATTATGTTTTTCAATACTATAACGAATAGCCATGATTTATCTCCTTTCATAAGATTAAAATAATTTATTTATTTTTATTAAACAGATTTCCATATCTGGATTTCTTATTACTCTTTACTCTACTTTCAAACATAGGAACCATTTCTCTACGTTTCTTTTCTTCAATATTTTTTTCAGCAAAAGTTTCTCTATTTTGTGCTTTAGTAACTTCAGTAAGAATACTATCACACTTTTCAATAACTTCTTTTACCGTATATTTAGAATAATCTTTCGCAACTTCTTTAGAAAATGCTATATAATCTTTATTGTTTTTAATTGAAGCATAATCATCAGAAGCAAATACATCTTTAATTTGTGCTTCATTATCAGCATTCTTATATTTTTGAAGTTCAGATTGAATACTAGAATAATTAGAACGCATAGAATCAAGATTATCTAATTCTTCCTGTGTACAGAATGTAGGATATACATTTACTCTATCCCCAGTTAATGAATATACATCTTTCCGCTTCTTATAAGATTGTTTAAAATATCTGTCATTCCAATAATCAGCCATAACAAGGTATGAATCATAAACCACAACAGAATAGTATGTATTATCTGATTCAGAATATGTATCATTAACTAAAGTAGTAAGAGCAAGAATTGTATCATTTAAAGATAATGCAAATGTATTTACAGAACCGTCTTCATGTGTAATTGAATAACTGGTAATTTGAGAAAATTCAGAAGTTTCTGATTCTGAAAAGTTTTCATCTTCAGAATTATTTTCTACAGATTCTTTGTTAGATTCTTCTTCAAAATTTTCTTCTGTGCTAACTTCGTCTACATTATCTTCCTCTTCTTCAGAAGGAGTTTCTTCAGCTTCAGCAAATAACTCGTTAAGCTTTGCTTCGAATTCTTCTTCTGACATATCTTCATATTCAAAATCAATATCATCAAAAGTCTTACCAAACTTAGCAAGAATCTCTTCGAATTTCATTTCAGTTTTTCCTCCTTCCTCTAAAGATGAATTTATATTAAAAGTTGAAAGAGTAGCATTAAGCTTCTCAATTTCCTTTAATAATTTTTCATTTATAGTGCTATTATTTTCAGCACTAAAATCAGCTAAAGTAATATTTGCACCTTCCATACCTTCGCCAATTTCATTCCCGTCATCATCAACTCCAAGAATGGTAATACCCGCACATTCAAAATCATCTAAATTTAATACTTTATCTTTAGCATCATAAGATAATTCAAATACATTTAATTCTACGCTTGTCTTTGATTCTCCACCTTTACGTTCTAGAATTTGTGGGGCATGATTATATTGTCCATATAAATATCCATCAACATGAACATAAGTTTTATCTTTTTCTTCGTCATATTCTAAATGACAATTACAAGATTCTGGAATAGTCCCTACAGGAATTTCATCATAAATCAATTCATCATTTTCTTCATGCATTTCATGACCACCAAATTCTTCTTCACCGTTTACTTTACGAATAAAGGCTAAAATGGGTTTATTATGAAAAGTCGTTAATTTAGACTTCATAACAGATTCTTTAATGTTACTACCATTATGATTTCGTCCTGTATGACAAGCTTTTAAATGTACGGGAACGAGACTAGACCGTTCGTCTTTTTTAAACATTTCGATTTTAGCGGGAATTTGAACAACTAAACACCCACCTGCTTCTTGAGCATTGAATCTGACAGATTTATTTTGATTTACATAAAAATCATATAAATTATCTAATGTTAACCATCTCTTCAAAGTGCCAATACCTCCTTTCTTCTAAAATTATATATAAAAAATAAGAGCCATCAGCCCTTAGAGATTTAAAGTATTTGTATGTATTACTTTAATTTCTTTATTATCAAAAACAACCTTAGAATCATTTAAAAAAGTCCATCCACTAGAATCAGAAGATACTAATTGGAAACCTAGTTCTTCTAATTGTTTTTTAGTGTCTGGGTCAGTTGTTTTAATAAATAGTTTTTTCTCTTTTTTATCCATAATCATTAACCTCTTGCTGTTTCTTTCTTTTCTCTACTAGCTTCACCATCATCTGTTAAATCTTTGGCGTCTTTACTTGGTCTACCACCTGTTACTGGGTCAGTTTCTCCATTAGCCACAGCATCTCCATTAGAAGTAAAACTAGAATTTAAAGGATAAATAAATTTATCCTGTAATCCCAATACATCATTTTCAAGATAATTTAAAGCTAATGTATCTAATTCACTAAATCCATTTAATGTATTATAGGCTAATTTAGTTGGCAAAGAATATTGCGCCGCAGTCATTAAAGATTCTTTTAATTCATCTTGCGTATAAACCGATACATGGAAGAATTTAACTTTTGACGGATTAGAAACATTATAAGATAAGAAAGTATTAACATAAGCCTCAGTTTGAGGCAGAAGAGAAGCTATAGCAAATTCTGTATCAACCTTTAAGGCGGTTTCAACTTCAGTAGTACCTGTTAATTCTGTTGAATTTAATACTTGACCTCCACCACCAGAATTAAGAACATTTTTAACAGCATTAGATACTCTATTAACATCATTAGTTTCATTATCATCAAAATTAATAGTTTCTAACTTCCCTGGCACTATAGCCGCAGAAGTGTAAGATGGGAAAGCTTCTTGCACCATTCTATTAAAATATTTAATAACTAATTCTGGGTCTACTTTCCAATCATCAATATTTTTAGAGCCTGTAATGGTCTCTAATTCTAACCAAACTAATTTATATATAGCTTGTGCATCAGCTACAGCTTGAATGTCTTTTACATCTTCTAATTGAATCAAATCTGGTAATAATCCCATAAAAGGAAGAATATGTAATTGCCAATCTTCAACACTATATTTTAAGCAACAAGAATATTCCTCTGGGACAATTTGCCATCTACCATTCATAGTATCCTTTTGATATTCTCTATACATAGATTCAAAAGGTTCTCCCAACAGTTCAAGCATATACTCATTAGTTCCAGTAAAATAATCCATTCTCATTGCGAAACAATAAGTACCCCTCATATATCTACCTTTAATTTGACAATAATCAGCAGGTAATGGCATAATAAAAAATCCAGTATCATCGTAAAAATGTACACCATAAAATACATCTTGTATAAAACAAGTAAGATATACTTTATACATTTCTCTACGTAAAGCCATATTATCTATAGTCATCAATGTCTCATAATAAGAACTCATAATATCATCTGGATTATTATCTTCTACTAAAGAATAATTTGGAATTACAGACCTAGCATCTAAATTAAACATTGTTGCATTATAAATAATTAATCTTCTATAAAGCTGTGAACGATAAAGAAGATACCAAGAAAGATTTCTTAATCTACTTTCATTACTACCAACATTTTTTAAAAAAGAAATAATATTTTCTTTCGTAAAAGCATTAGTGGTTTTAGTAGTAGTTTTTTGTAAATCAGTTAATAATTTTAGACCTTGTTCTGCTTTATCAAAATTAATTTTCATAATTTCATCAGAATGTTGGTCAAAAAATTCTCTAGCTTCAGCGGCAGTCATTCTCTTACTTTCTTTGTTAATAGTAGGAGAAGAAGGTGCTGTATTAGCTGAAGCCCCTTTTGCTCTTTTCATCTGTCGTGCCAAAACAGCACCCCCTTTATATTATTTTTTTACCATAAACACCTCTACGGATGGGTAATCTATTAAGTAAACTATCAACTCCAGTATTTTTAGGTTTTAACTCTAATTCTAATTGACGCATACACCAAAAATTATAAGCAATAGAAGAGTATCTATCCTTTCTAAAACCACTAGGCTCAACAACAGATATTTGTCCATTTTTTACAAAATGTTTTAATTTAATTAATTCATATATAGCCATGGTTGTTTCAGCATAAGACATTTTCATTTCATCTTGCTGTTTAGGAAGTAATTTCTTATAAGGTTTATAATTCTTAGCAAGTATCTCATCAATTCCCATTTCTTGTACTAAGAAATTAATTCTACCATTTTTAATACCATTACGTAATAAAATAGCAATTTCATTATTAAAAGCTGGAGTTGCTTTTACTGTCCATACTACTTTATTAGCATCTTTAACTTTACAACGTTCAGCCATTTCTTGACTATTTTTAGCAGTTAAAGCTTTATAAACCTTCCCTGTTTCTGGGTCATACTGGTCTTTGATAATAAAGTCGTACACACCTAGACCATTCAATTTATTAACTTATAGGTTTTTTATCCTATAATTCTAACGATTACACATTCTCGTTAGTTTAGCATACTTTTTTATCTATTTGTTTATTTAATATAAATTTCTGGTAATCTTCATAGTTAGTATGTTTAATACCATATATACTATGAAATTCTTTATGGCATTTTCTACATAAAGTAACTCCATTATTTATATCATATCTTTCTTCTATATAATCTTTGAAATTATTTAAATGATGGGCTTCTAAAGAAACAGAACCTTGGCCCTTTTGACTTTTTGCTCCACAACATTGACAAGTGTAACAATCTCTTTCAAAAACAGATTTTCTCCAATCTTTATAAACTGGGTCGTATCTTTCAATTCTTTCTGTTATTCTTTCTTCCCCTTTCCAAGTAGGAGATAAATTCCCTTTATGTGATTGTGAATATATTGTTCCATAATTAGATACACCATATTTTTCTAAACAGGTTTGTGTACCTTTTTCTCTAATTTCTGGATTTTGAGTTACAATAGGAACTCCATATTTTTCTATATTTGTCTCACGTATTTTGGATTTAATTAATTCATTTTGAAAAGGATTTATACATCCATATTTTTCTAAATTCGTTTGTTCTCTTTTTTCTTTTTGTTTTTTTCGAAAATCTTCAAAATTGTCTCCATATTTCATTTCAAGAGATTCTAAAGATTTTTCCCCTGTACATTTTGGATTAGAGCAACAATCAAAATTATTATCCTTTTCTTTTAATTTTTTCCAAGAACGATATTGAATTTCATATATACTTCCACAATAATCACATTTTACTTGTATTTTTACATCAGACCCTTTTTTTAAATCTTCGACTCTAACGTAAAATTCATCACGCATTTTAGTATAAGTATAACCCTTATCTTCATAAAATCGTTTATTTTTAGAATTCCATTTCATTTTTACTTCTTTACTAATTAACATAGTTTTACTCCTTTAATTATTTGTTTAAAATAATATGGCAGAATAAACTATATGTTTGTAATTTCATTTAATAATTTCACAAATTAACCATATAAAATTTAAAATAGATAGAACGGACTCTTGGATGCATTATATTCTAATTACTTAGTGTCAGCATCTATGCGTTGCCCCTGACTATTCTTTTAAAAATAGCCTTCGGTTCGAATTAGCATTTCAGCCTCTTCGCTTAATTCCGTTCTTTTCATTTTATCATCACTGATAAAAGCGGCAATATTTTACCGTTACAGTCAAGTACTAAATCTGTACATTGATATTCATAAAAATATCTCATTACAATTAAACCCACTTCATCTGTTGTTTTGCCCTCAAAAGTTTGTCCAAATACAAAATTAGCTTGATAAGTTACATCTGTTGTACGTAAAGCGTCATTTATATAAATAGCCGTAGCATCATTTTTTTTACTTTTACTAGATGCCATTAAAGCTATATCTACTGATAATATTCGTTTATTTTGGAAAGAAACTTTAGGAACAGGAATACTTTCATTATAAAAATTCAAAGGATAAAAAGCATTCTTTAATCGTCTGATTTGATTTAAATCATTAAATTTAAATAAACCACCATCTGTATCCCCAAACCATAAGCATTCCATTTCCATCTGGTCAAGAATTTCATTATAATCCGCTTCTGAACGTTCGTCCTCAACTTGTGAGCGCATTAACAGACCTTCTTTAATTGAAACTTGATAAGGAATACCACAAATAAAATATTTCTTAGTTTCATCAAAGAAATTTACAGTATATGATTTCGCTTTTTCATAAAGTTCAGAACTTTTAAAATAAGCAGAAGACATATAAATTTCTTTATTTCTTTCTTGATATTGTTCTTGTAGATTAGCGTATTCTGGTTTATCTAAAAATTTAGGATGTCTAGGAGTAGTTAAAAACTTTCTTAATACAGTATTTAAAGTATTTTTATCTACTAATCTAGCTTCATCAATAATTAATATATTTGCTCTAGCAGAACGAGCATTATCATTTGAAACTCTTGTCGTAATTATAGAACCATTTCTAAAAACAACAATTGCATCATTCTGTCCCACTTTACATACCAATATTTCTTGTCGTAGGATAGAAGATTGTTTCAAGAAAATATTTTCTATCTTTAATAAAACTTCATTAGCCTGTTTAATTGTACCAGAACTAATAACAATCATCGTTTCTGGATATAAAATAGCCCTAACACAACAGAAGAGTGCCGTAAGCCAAGTTTTTCCTTGACCCCTCGCCGCAAGGTACATTATATAATCAAAATGCATCATTGCGTATAAGAGGATTTTTTGAAATATTTTTAATTTAATTTCTAAAACTTCTTCAACAAATCTCTGAGGATTTGCTCTATAGAAACCCGCTCTCCAAGCAACAGTTTCCATTACTTTTTGGGCTTTATCCGCTTCTAATTCTTGAATTGATTTTTTTCTTTCTTCAATCATAATTCAGCTTGCCCAAATATTTTATTAAACAGACTTTCGGAGGTAGGGTCTTCTCCATTGTATTCTGGTTTATTGACAGTATATTTTCCTATAAATTTGTCATAAAGAGCAGAAAGACCATTTCGTAACTCCATCATTTTAGCTAAATGACCCCTAAAGAACACATCTATATAAAGCCCAATATTATCAATATCTTTAAATGGTTCATCTGGTTCTGGAATAGGTTTTTCATTTTCCCATTTAGCAATTAATTGTCCGAAAGTCAAAGTATCAGTTAAACCATCTCCATCAGATTGATTAGGTTTAATATTTAATGAACCCATCATATCCTGTAAATCTTTATACAATTTAGAAGTATCCGCTTCACGCTTTTGGGCTTTATCTATTTCCAATTGTTTATTACAAATACCTTGAAATAATATTTCTTGACTTTTTGTATCACAAGGATAACGACTAACCCAATCTTCATATTCTTTTTCTAAGAATAATAAATCCTGTTGAGGATAACCCCCAAATCTTTTTCTACCTTTTTTAATTAATTCTTTTTTATTCTCTTCTTCATC